GGAATGGAACCTGCGACATTCACGGTCAAATAATGCAGGGTATGGAGATTTTCGTTATGAAATGGTACAGCCGATTAGAAATGTTTCTGCTCTGCTATGCGGATGGTGACGGAGACGACGGTGGTGGAGACGGCGGAGACGGCGGCGGCAGTGGCGGTGATGGTGGTGATGGTGGTGCTGGTGGTGACAGTGGCGGCGATACTAATCCCAGTAGTGATGCTCGGTTTACTCAAGAAGATATTAACCGGATGCTCGCAGAAGATCGTCGCAAGCACCAAGAAAAGGTGAAAAAGGTCGAGGCCCGTTACGAAGCACTGGTCAAAGACACGACGAACAGGCGGAATACGAGAGGAAAAAGTCCGAAGAAAAGTACAAAAACGAATTGACAGAGGCCCAGAAAGCAGCAAAAGCATGGCAGTCGCGGTACACCGACGAGCTTATTCAACGCTCGCTTTCCGATTCCGCAACCGCCGCCGACGCCTTTAACCCGCTTCAAATTGTCAACCTCCTCAAACCCCAGACCGAATTAAAAGAGGTCGAGGGCGAGTTGGTCCCGATGGTTCGTTTTCAAGACATTGACGAAAAGACGAAGGAACCAATTGAAACCCTTCGAACCCCCAAAGAAGCCGTCACTCGGATGCAGGAATTGCCGCAATTGTTTGGCAACTTGTTCAAACCGAACGTGGTCGGCGGCGTTGGAGCGGGCACTGGGACTGCGGGAAAAGCAATCGACTTTTCTAACATGACTCCAGAAGAGTACCAAAAACTTCGGAGAGAGAATCCTTCTGCCCTTGGCATGTAAGTTCCGCACTCTTTCCAACCTACCGGATTTCCGGGACAGGCCGTCTGATAACTAGGGTCACACGGCGACAAACCACCTAGGTAACAAACTTTGATAGTTCTGCTTAGGAGAGTAAACCGATGCGTAATCTTAATGTGTGGCTTTTGTGCTACGCCAACAACAACGATGCCTTCGTCCCGGAGCGGTGGGCCAACGAGAGTCTTGCGATTCTCCAAGAAAACACGGTAATGACCAACTTGGTTCATCGTGACTTTTCTGCCGAGGTCGCCCAATACGGCGATGTCGTAAACACTCGCCGACCGCAAGAGTTCACGCTCAAGCGTAAAGGGATGGACGACAATGTAATCGCACAGGACGCGAAAGCGGTCAACGTGCGGGTTCCTTTGAACCAACATCTGTACGAAACCTTTATCATCAAAGATGCCGAGGCTTCCATGTCCTTTAAGGACTTGGCTGCGGTTTATATTGTGCCCGCCGCACAACGACTCGCAACGGGTCTTGACCGGATTCTTTTGGGTCAAGCCCAGAAGTTCCAAGTCAACGCTGCAGGGCGTCTCGGCGAGATGACGGAATCCAACGCCCGCGACTGGATGTTGGAAGCCCGTCAAAAGTTGAACGACAACAAAGCCTACCAAGCAGGTCGAAACTTGGTTCTTAGCTCTCATGCGGAAACCGAGATGCTTAAAACTGACCTGTTCATCGCGGCCAATCAGCGTGGCGACGGGGGCATGGCTTTGGAAGAGGCTCGTTTGGGTCGTATCCTTGGTTTTGATACCTTCATGGATCAAAACACGCCTTACGTCCCGCTTGTGAACGCCGACACCATCACCTTGAACCATACTGCGGGAGCCGCCGCTGGCGCCACCGGCAACAAGGCTGTCACGTCCGCGACGGAAGTGACGAACGGTGAGTTCGTTTGGTTCACTGGCGAAGGTCAGCCGCATGTGATCTCGGCCCATACGGGTTCGGGGGCGACTACCGGCATCACGCTTGTCAGCCCTTACAAGTATGCCGTAGCGACCAATGCGGTCGGGCATGCTTTCAAGGCGGCAGCCGTGAAAGGGGCATACGCCTCTGGCTACTGTAAGGAGATTTCGATTGACGGTATCACCGCCAACAAGCTCCCAGTAGTCGGGCAGCTTATCGCCTTCGGGACTGGCTCCAGTCGGCACACTTACACCATCGTTGAGGCCACGACTGTCTCCACGACCGAGGTAAAAGTGTTGCTGGACATCCCGCTTACCGATTCGCTTGCGGACAACGAAGCAGCCTTCCCCGGCCCTCACGGGTCTTGGTGTTTTGCGTTCCACCGCAACGCTTTGGCGTTGGTGACTCGCCCGCTCATTCTGCCCCGAGCAGAAACCGGCGTCAGTTCGGCGATTGCAAACCTCGATGGTGTTGGCATCCGTGTAACGATGCAGTATAACGCCGAAAAGCAAGGTACTTTCACCACGATTGACCTTCTTTGCGGGACTGCGGTTCTCGATGTCAACCTTGGTTGTAACCTTTATGCGTGAGTAATTTCCCTAAAGCGGGGAGGGCAACCTCCCCGCGATGGGGTTTTAGGTGTCAGTATGCCGAATTACAATTTGAATAAGTTGGTGCGCCGCAGCATCAATCAAATGAAAAGGGAGTACGGCAGCCCGATCACCGTCTACCAACTTCAAGAAACCAAAACCGATCTTACAACCGGCGAAAAAACAGCAGTTTACACTTCGATCCCGGTTCGCCGGGCGGTGGTATTGCCAGTAAAAATCGAATGGAAAGTATTGCAAACCATTTCGCTAGTTTCCGCAAACAAGAAAACAGTGCAGGGCGGCGGCTTCGATGCCGGTAGTCGCAAGTTCATTATTGATCGGCGAGACGTACCGGGCATCGAGCTTACCCATGCCGATTGGCTGGTATACGATCATCGACGATATGATATACAAGCGATCAAAGAATTTGAGCAAAAAGTTGCGTGGTTAGTGACGGCCATTGAAGTCAAAGATGTGCGACCGGAAGAACATCTTTCGGCAAAACTGAATGATTACTTGTTCACCCTTAAACAAACCGTGGAGGTGTCGAAATGAACGCGATGCTTCCAAAATGGATTGTTGCTTCGGTCGCAAAGTATCTTGAACCCGTGGCAGCCGCTTGTGGTATTGGCTACTATGTTGACGGCGTTCACGAACGCGGAGACTTAATGCGAGAGTCGCACGCCGAAATTCGCATAACAGGCCCGTTCACCAAGACGCTCGATGGCATGGTAGACAGGCACGATGTGATTGTCAACGTGCTAATTACCGCACAAATGCACATGCTTGAAAACAGTTATGATATGTTTGAATGGGCTGGCAAGTTTCAAGAAGCAATGTTGTCTACAATCCCAATTAAGAAATATGGGGACGGCGACGAACTCCTTGGATGCTTGAAACCGAGAGACCGGAAAGCGGACTCTATCAGTATCTTTCACTTTGGGCAGGTCAAAGGCACTGATAGGCTTCGACAAACAGAAATTGACGGCACCTTTGAAATATGGGTGCAACGGTAGCGCGGACTACCGGCAACCGCGTATCGCGGGTTTTGATAATTTATAAACTCTTGACAAGGAGCGCCAATTATGGCTCGGATCGACTTGCGAGACGCCCATATTTTCATTATGGACGGTCTTGACGGCAGCGGAAACTTGAGTGCCAATGCCGCCGCAACAGACACAACTCTCAATGTAGAGACTATCGACCTCAATACGACTGTGGGTGCCCAAATTCCTCTTGGGGCACGGCTCACAGTGAACGGGGAGACGGCTGAAACCGTTCACAAAGTGACGGCCCGGACCCCGACCACCGGAAACACAACCGAGGTCACGATTACCCCGGCTCTTGGTGCGGGTTCCTATAACAGTGGAAACGTCGAAGGGTCCATCACGTTTCTCCCGCAGCAACTGGAAATCAAAGTTGGCGAAGGTGACTTCACCTTTACTGAAGCCAAAAATTACGATTACCTGTTGGATCGTGGAAACCTTGACACTGTGCGAGAGGGTGACGAAGTGCCCCTCGAAGTCAGCATTGATTGTGTTTATGAGTTCCTGAAGTCCAGCAGCGGGAAGGATGTCACGGTACGCGAAGCCTTTGGCGGCATCGGGGCCGCTAGCGAATGGGTGTCGTCGTCGGATGACAAATGCGAGCCATACGGCACCGACATCCTCTTGAGGCATTGTGTTCCTTGCGGGACCGAGGAAGATGAAGAAGTCATGTTCCAAGATTTCCGGCCCGAGAAAAAGGATTACAAGTTGAGTGATGCCACTATTTCGGTCAGTGGCAAATGCAACATCAGTGAAGTCCAAGTAACTCGTGCGAACCTCGCTTCGTGCTAGTCTCGTGGTACGGGAGGGAGGGCGACCTCCCTCCTTGTACCTTTCACACATACAAAAGGAAATGGCAAGATGAAAATTGGTGGCGTCGAAATAACTGTTAGTGAAGAAGTTCTAGTCCTCCCACGGTCGCAAGCCGATGATATTGTCATCAAAGCGCGGGCCGTGGACATTCAAGAGGATTTCGATAAGCTCGTCCCTCCGGTTGAAGCTCCGGGCGTCCGCACGAAAAACGGATTCAAGCCCGACACCGAGGATGCCGACTACCTCACGCAGGTAGAAAATCGCAATTCCAAGTGGTTTGACTACTTGGTATTACGGTCTCTAGTTGTCAATGAAATTGATTGGCAAACTGTGAACATGGATGACCCTGCAACATGGCACAACTGGGATACAGAGTTGCGGGCCGCAGGGTTGAGCGATGTTGAAGTCAAACGTGTGAGTGCTTGCGTTGTTGAGGCAAATGCTTTGAATGAAGCTAAGCTGGAGGCGGCTCGCAAGGATTTTCTACTTGGTCAGGGGAAGTAGCGGCGAAGATTCTCTGGCCTAAGTATCGCACAGGGCTGTTTGCAATTTGGGCCGCGTGTGAGCGGGTTGGTATACTCCCGCCGGGCGTAAAACCCCGGTGGGATGACTGCGATTCCCTCATAAAATCGAGAATCATAGCCTACCACCAAACAGCCGAACATGTTCGTATTGAAGAAGCAATTCAATTGGCAGGTGGAAAATGAAATTCAAATGCTTTTTCAAAACGATGCTTTTCGACATGGCAGAGTACAAAAAAGCACTTTTGAAAAGCCTAGAGTACGCAAGCAAGCTCGCAGGTCGCGCCTGGCTCAAAGCTGCTATCGAAGAAACGCCGATACCAGTTTGGAGCGGGGCATCCCGCGCGACATTTAGTGAGCTTGCGCACGAATTAGGCGTCTCAATCTCAATTTCCAACATCAGAACCAAAAAGTCCAAAGTAGCAGATGGGCAGGCCGCCTCTAGTGGGGGTGTTTTTTCAGACCCAATTAAGATGGAAGCCGGGTTTAATTACGAAACCTCATTGGGCCACTTGGCATACAATGAATATAACAAGGCTATGAAGGGCCGATACCCTCAACCTTGGTCAAATAGGGTGCGATTCACACCCTACCATTTTCAGACTCGGGCTTTGGATGCGTGGGCAGCCCGCGCAGCCAAGTATAAAATGCCGAACCCGTACAGGATCGACTTCCTAAAACGAAGGAAACTGTGACCGATGCCCCCTGATATTTCCCAGCGAATGACCTTTGAGGCGACGAGCGCTGTTGCGTCTCTAACCAAATTGGAAGCCTCGCTCCGCAGCGCCACGGGGGCTATCGCTGCAATGAAAAAGGTAGCTACGGGCGACATTAAGTTAGGGGACGTTGCAAAAGTCGCCAACGACTTAAACGGTGTCACAAAGTCGGCAGCCCGGTTGAAAATCACTTGGGGAACGATGTTGCGGGTTGTTCAAACCCAAATTATCGTGCGAGGCTTGGCAGCCTTAAACCGGGCACTTCGGGAGGGTGTGCAAGAAAGCATCACGTTCCGTATAAAATTGGCCGAAATCCAGACCATCGGTCGCAGTCTGGGAATGTCTACAAGTCAGCTTTCAAGTGAAGTCCTTGACCTCGCGGCAGCCCTTGGCAAGAGTCAAGAAGATGTCGCCGAAGGTCTCTATCAAACCTTATCCAATCAGGTTGTTAAAGCCTCGGAAGCTACTGGCTTCCTGATCGAAGCCGAAAAGCTGTCGGTTGTGACGGCTGCAGAGACCAAGGATGCGGTGAACGCCCTGTCCTCCGTAATGAATAGCTACGGCATGGCCGCCTCGGAAGCCGGGCATGTATCGGACACCCTTTTCAAAACTGTTGAATTGGGGCGTCTCCGGTTGGCTGATATGGCAAGTATTATCGGTCGCGTTACTCCGATGACGGCTAAAATGGGCATCGCGTGGGAAGAGGTCGCCGCATCTATCGCTGTGATGACTCGCCAAGGTGTTCGAGCCGACACCGCCATCACCCAGCTTCGGGCGGTTGTTCAGAAAATCTTGAAACCTACCAAGGAAATGAAACGCCTATTCCATGAATGGGGCGTCCGCGACGGCAAGGAAGCAATCCAAACCTTTGGGGGTTTGACGGGAGTTTTGAAAAAGCTCTCGCAAGAAACTGGCGGCAGCAGCTCTGAAATGGCTCGATACTTTCGACGTGTCCGGGCGATTGTCGGTGTCATGGGCATCATGTCCAGTGAAGGCGATCTTGTCGCTAAGACAATGGAGGAAATCAAAAACTCCACAGGAGCCGCCAGCGAAGCCTTCAAAGAGTTTGAAAAAATGGACGCTTTTCAAATCAAGAAAAGCTATCAGGAGTTAAAAAATGCGATTTTAGAAGTCGCCACGGCGTTTCAACCTCTAATTTCGGCCACTTTGCAAGCAACCGCAGCGTTTGCTGATAATATCAAAATGGCCTCGATCTGGGCTAGAGGTGAATTGCAGGCCAGAGCCTACGAAAAAGCAGTGAAGGACGCCTTTGAAAATATCGAAAAGGCCTCCAAGAAAGCTGCCAAAAGTCAGGCCCAAGACTTCACAAAGATTGACAACGCGAGTCGTCGATATTTGAACGCGTTACAAAAACAATGGTTCCAAGTAAATGAAAGCATCGCCCGCGATACACAGGTGGCTTTGAACGGTTTGAAATCTAGCCTCTCGGGTATGTCCTCTGGGTATTCGGCAGCCGTGCAAAAGTTGAAGAAGTTTGCACAGGAGGCCCGAAGCGAGATCGAGAAACTAGAGGCGGCAGGCAACACAATCAAAGCGAACCGAGAAGAGCGTAACTACCAACGCAAGCTCCGGCACGCCAAAGATTACTGGAGTCAAGAAAAAGTTCGGGCCTCCCGCCAATCGAAATTTGAACGTGATGCTCGTGCTGCGTTGACATCTAAAGACTTGTCGGATCAAAATGCAAAAGAAGCTCTGGCGAAAATTGCCCGTGCCCGTCAAATTCAATCCGCGCGAGAGCTTGCAGCGGAACAAGCAAAAGACTTCAAAGGTCAACGCGACGCGATTTCCAACTTTGAACGTCTTGACAAGTTGGAAATGCGACTCCGGGCGAAGATGGCCGATCAGCATGAAGTGACTGCCAAGGCTGCCCGCGAGGAGTTGCACTCGATGGAGTTGAAGGCGGCCAAGGTCAAGGAGCTTACAAAATACATCGAGGAACAGGCCAAGATTCAAGCGAACGCCTCGGATAAAAAGAGCGCCGAGGCGGCATCTAAAAACATCAAACGTGCCCAGTCCGAATTGAACAGCTTAAAGTTTGAGGGGCTGCAACGCAAGCTCCTTGAATCTATTGGCATCCCGGCTAGTAAAATAGACGAGATCAATAAGCAGTTGAGTACAGGGTTGGAATTGAACATCACCAAGTTCCAACTCAACTTGGAGCAAATTCAACAGACACTTAACGCTCGCACATTCACTATCAATGTGCTGGCAAAGACAAAAGAAGTTGGCAAAATAAGTCGGCAACTTGGTATCGAGACTGGTAAGAATCCAATCGAGAATCAGACAAGGGCCTATGAAAAAGGCAAGCAGGTTCTCGCCAAGTATAATGAAGCCCTGCGTGAAAAAGCCGTCCTTGAGCAAAAGGCTGCGTTGGCAATGAAGGCTGCTGACCAGTTAGGGGCTAAAGCCGCAAAAGCGGCTCGGCCAAGCCAGTATGCAAATACGACACGCACTAAATTGATTGACATGTATAAAAGTGTCAAGCAACTAAAGCGGCTGGCCGAAAATGGGCGGCTTGCAACGGGGCAAATAGCAAAATTGCAGTCAAAGTTAAAGGCGACGGCCAAAGGCGCGCCGATATTCACTGGCGGAGACTTGCGGGCGGCAATGAATGATTTGATAGCTTTAACCGACCAACTTCAAAAAGTCAACGACTTGAAAAAAGAATCCTCCAAGCAAACGAGCGAATTTGATCCGGACACTATCGAAGCCGCAAAGCGGGCTGTCGAATTGTTCCGGGAGTCCGGGCGTGCGTTGCAGGATGCAAATACAAGCGCCCAAGATGTGACATCGAGTGTTCAAGGTATTGGAACCTCCGCAGCCGGGTCGGTTGCTGGCGTGTCGGCATTAACGGTGGCCATGAACCAGTTGGCCGTTGCCGCCTCCCAAGCCGCCCAAGCTCAAGCATCTGTCCACGCGGCTAAAGGTGGTTTGATACGGCACTACGCTGCAGGCGGAAATGTTCGAGGCATTGACACAATCCCCGCGATGCTGTCGCCCGGTGAGGTTGTAATGAACGCAGGGGCTAGTAACAAGTTCTTTTCCGAACTAAATGCTATGAACCAAGGAAGCAAGCCAGCGTTCAGGGAGCGTGGTGGGGCAGTGACAAACGTAGGTGATATTAACGTCTCGGTGAGCGGTGGCGACTCCACGCAGCAAACAGTCCGGGAAATTGGCAACGCATTGCGGCGCGAGATCAAACGCGGCACAATCAAACTTTCTTAGGAGTGTAATATGAACGGGTTTTTCAAAATCGAAGGCTTCAGCAAAGCATTGGAAACCGCGCAGCGTGCGGGTCTCAAAGGAAAATTTCAAATCGAACATCGCAACGATGCGGGCGAGTTGATCGACACTTATGACGTGCCGAACGGCATCGTAGATGAAGGTTTGAACCACATCCTCAACACCCAATTCCACCAAGGAACGCAAGTTGCAACTTGGTACATTGGGCTGGTTGACAATTCGGGTTGGACGGCGTTTAAACGATTGCCTCCCATTCTGGCTGGTCGGAGTTCACGTCTTATACAGAGACTAACCGAGTTGAGTGGGATGAAGATGCCGCATCGTCGCGTTCGATCAGCAACAGTAATACGGCCAACTTCTCGATCAATACCACGGGCAACCTCAAAGGCATCTTCATTTCCAGTAACAACGTCAAGAGTACCGGGAACACCGGAACCTTGTGGAGTACGGCTGCGTTCTCGGCAATCGTCTCGGTTGCCGATGTTGTGGAGTACGGCTGCGTTCTCGGCAATCGTCTCGGTTGCCAATGGTGACACGTTGAAGATCACTTATACGGTGAGCGGATAATGGCCCTTTTATGGGTAGATGGGTTTGAAAGCTATGGCACCTCAAATGGTGCTACTAGCCCATCTGACATTTTAAGCCGGAAGTACCGAACTCGATACGAAAATCGGATCGAGACCGCTCCCGGTGTGAATGGTCGGGCCTTAAAA